GTCACAAAAAAGCAGAAGAAAACCACTAAGCGCCGCAACAAAAAATAGTCTTAAGAAAAAGGCTGAAGGCACTAAGTTCAAATATGGCGAACTTGCAAAAGTTTATAGAAAAGGTCAAGGCGCCTACTTGTCTGGTGGATCAAGAAATGTACCAATGGCAGCTTGGGCTATGGGCAGAGTTAATAGTTATATGAGAGGAGATAAAGCAAGAACAGTTGATATGGCTATCTATAGGAGTTATAGAAAATAATGGCTATTGAAAGAGGTGGACATACATTTGTTGGTGTTGATAAACCAATCAGAACACCAAACCATAAAAGTGGTAAGAGTCATGCTGTTGTTATTAAGCAAGGCGATGGATTTAAATTAATACGTTTTGGTATGCAGGGCGCACAAACTAAAAGGCCAAGAAAAGGCGAGTCAGATGCAGATAAAGCAAAAAGAAGATCCTTCAAAGCTAGACACGCAAAAAATATTGCAAAAGGTAAAACAAGTGCAGCTTTTTGGGCGAATAAAGTCAAATGGTCATAATTTTGATATATTAAATAAAAAAAAGGCTACGCTTTATTTATGTCAGAAGAAAACGAAACAGTGGCTACGCCACCTGTTAACCCTAACGAACTTGAACAGCTAAAAGAATCAGTCAAGAAGTTAGAGCAAAAGAACTACGAACTTATAGGTAAGTTAAAAAATCAAAAAGAAGAAAAGGTTGTTCCAGAAGATTATGATGCTTTGTTAGCATTTAAACAAAAAGTAGATCAAGAAAAATTAGAGAGTGAAGGAAAGTACACAGAAGCTACACAGGCACTTGAACAACAGTATCGAGATCGTTCTGCTGAAGATAAAAAAAAGATAGAAACTTTAGAAGCAAGAAACAAAGAACTGGAACTAATAGCACCAGCAATACAAGCTTTATCTGAAATAACACATGACCCAGAGTTGGTATTAAATAACTTAGTACCTAAAGACCAGATACAAATAAAAGATGGTCAGCCTGTTGTTGTTGATGGGTATGAGCAACTACCAGTAGCAGAATATGTAAAAAATAAATTAGAAAAAGAAAAGCCTTACTTGTTAAAAAATAAACCTATAAGTGGTGGAGGTGCGCCTATTTCTAGACCATCTTCAACAAGTTTTTCTGAAGATATGATAAAACCTTTCCTTAAAGAAACAGAAAATTTAGGAGAACAAGGGCGCATTTATAAAGTTCATGGCAAAGAAACATGGCAAAAGTTGAGAGATATAGCCAAAACACGCTAGTATAGAACAAAGGCAAAGCTACGCAGAGCCATATAGGGTTACGCCCACACCGTTAAATTTTAAATTTGTGGACTTATGGCAGTTCTAAGGAGTGATATTATCATCCCTGAGATATTTACGCCTTATGTCATAGAGCAAACTACTGCACGAGATTCGTTTCTCGCAAGCGGTGTGGTTGCACCTATGGCTGAGCTAAATGCAACAGAGGGTGGTGATTTCGTAAACGTACCTTTTTTCTCAGCTAACTTAAGCGGAGACTTTGAGGTTTTATCTGATTCATCTTCATTAACACCCGGTAAAATTTCTACTGACAAACAAGTTGGAGTTATTTTACATCGTGGTCGTGCATTTGAATCTAGGGATTTGGCAGCATTAGCAGCAGGGTCAGACCCAATGGCTGCAATCGGTCAAAAGATTGGTGCTTATATAGCAAACCAAAGACAAAAAGATTTACTTGCTTGTCTTGATGGTGTTTTTGGTTCTGTTAATACAACAGATTCCAACGCAGCATTTTTTGGTTTAACAATAGATGGTGGATCTGGTGATACTCCAACTGTTCTTTCTCCAAGACACGTTGCAAAAGCAAAAGCTATTCTTGGCGACCAAGGCGACAAGCTAACTGCTGTTTGTATGCACAGTAAGGTTTACTACGATCTCGTTGAGAGAAAGATGGTTGACTATGTTCTTGCATCTGATGGTAACGGAGGTTCTGCTACTGCTTCTGGTGGTACTATTGCCCCTGCTTATGGTGCTGGAAATGATACTGTTCCTACATATTGTGGTTTAAGAGTTATTGTTTCTGATGATGTTTCTACTGTTAGCAGTGGCGCATCTACAGAGTACAGTACATACTTCTTTACTCAAGGCGCAGTAGCTAGTGGAGAGCAAGCTGGTCTAACAACAGAAACAGACAGAGACATTCTGGCTAAATCTGATGCTATGGCTATTGATCTTCATTACACATATCACCCTGTTGGTTCTAAGTGGGCTGTTACAACAGTTAACCCAACAAGAACTCAACTTGGTACAGTAGGCAACTGGTCGAAAGTCTACGAGACAAAAAATATTGGTATAGTTAGGGCAACTAACGTATCAACACAAGACTAAAGGTAACTAAATTATGCCATCAGTTTTTGAAGCTACTGCGGGAACGGCTCTTGGAGTTAGTTCAGATCAAACAGGATCAGTTACGCAGGCAACAAGTAAAGCTACAGGTGTCACTTTAAGTAAAGTGGCTGGTGTTATAACAATGGATGACGCGGCTCTTGCAGCGGCGGCTGAAGTATCTTTTGCAGTTACAAACACAAAATGTACTGCAAGTGATGTTGTTATTGTTAATCATGCAAGTGCTGGTACAGCAGGCGCATATTTAGTGCAAGCTAATACCATTGCTGCTGGATCTTTTGCAATCACAGTTACTAACGTATCTGGTGGTTCATTAGGCGAAGCAATCGTACTTAACTACCAAATCCTTAAGGCTGGTTAATGGGGTTATTTGCTTTTAAGCGAAAAAAAGAACAAGAAGCTGCCAAAGCGGTGGCTTCTGTTCAACCCAAAACAAAACGCAAACGAAAACCTAAGTTAAAAAATGGCGATAACAATAACAGCGACAGTAGGTAGTGCTTCAGCTAATAGTTATGTCACTTTAGATGCGGCTAACTCTATTGTTGAAGGTTTAATACTTGATGATGATGTCTCTGCATGGGATGGTTCTAGTAATGATAATAAAAACAGAGCTTTATTTACTGCTGCAGTCAGAGTTGATCGAGAAAGATTTTTAGGAGCAAGGGTTACTAATACACAAGCATTACAATGGCCTCGCCAAGGTGTACGAAAACCAGATACATATATCAATACTTATTCTGTTGGCTTTCCTTTTCGTATATCAACAGATTATTTTTCAGAAACAGAAATACCAGAACAAGTTAAAAAAGCACAAACTATATTAGCTGTTTACTTGAATAACAATCGAGATGGGTTAGGATTATCAGGACTTGAAGATTACAAAAAGGTAAAACTTGGTAGTCTTGATGTAGAACCTAATTTTTATGGTGCTGTTGGTGCTGATAGAGTACCACCACTATTTGAACGGTACTTTACTGGTCTACGAATAAGTGGACCCGGCAATGTCGCTATTAAAAGGAGTTAAAAATGGGCTATTACCCTGCTGCCATCATTATCACAGACACAAACGCACATACTGGAAGGTTTGGTAAGATTCATTGCCTTGCTGCCGCAGAAGTGACTCTTGTATCTGAAGTAATTACAGAGAATGGTTCATCAACCGTTAATGGTATTACCATGGGTGTTGCATCAGAGATTGAAGGAATCATTACAAGTATTACTTTGGCCAGTGGTCAAGTTATTGCATATCGTGTCTAATGGGACTTGCATCATCTTTAAAAAAAGTGGCCTCTAAAAGCTTAGTAAAGCTTGGAGGTAGTGTAACTATAAGACAAGTTACTAACGGCTCCTACGATACCGCTACTGGCGCAGTGAGTGAAAGTAATAGTGATACTGTAGTAAAAGGTTTATTAGAAAATATAAACAATACTGAAGTAAATGATTTAATACAGGCAGAGGATAAAAAACTAACAATATCTGCTGGTGACATTACATTCGTACCAACACCAAAAGATAAAGTTGTAGTTGCTTCTGTTGTTTTTAAAATTATTACTGTAGTAACAAATCAACAAAATAATATACCAATAACCTTTGAATTATTCTTGAGGGCATAATGGTACGACAAATAAAGTTAGAACAAATAGATGATCTTATGGCCGAAGCCGTACAAGAGTTAGTACAAAGAACAACATTACGTTGGACAGAACTTTCTAAAAACGCAACACCTGTAGGTGAAACTGGTAATTTAAGAAATGATTGGAAAACAGATATAAGAAAATATAAAGGCACTATTATTAACAGAATGGAATATGCTGAACCAGTAATTTATGGAACTTCATTACCACCAAGTTGGCAAGGTAGATATAGAACCAGACAACAAACAATAAAAGGCTTTCCAGAATTACAAGCAAAACAACTTACAACTCAATATATTCCACAAGAATTAAAAAGAATTATTAGGAGTATGTAATGGCTGCAATTGATTTAAATACAGTCAGACAAACAATAGAAGCAAGACTTGCTACAGAACTTGCGAGTAGCCCTGCTATTTCTGTTGTATTTAATAATATGCCATTTGATGCTTCTGCTCAAGATTCTTTTGTTCAATGTACAACCAGCTTTGGTAGCGGTTCATATTTAGCTAGTGGGGTAAATGTTATTGTTGGTTTAGTTACTTTGGATATATTTACTGATCAAGGTATTGGTGCTGGTGCTAATTACACTATTGGTAAAAGAATCAGGGACTTATATAATAAAATTACAGTATCAGATGTAATCTTTGATTCGCCTGTGGGCCCCGAGGTATTATCAC